AGCGTAAAAAGTCTTACTTCTTTGTCTTCCGATTTGTGGGTCTGGATAGATTACTACGAAGAATGGTTGATTAATTCTTTGCAAAATATCAGCTACTTCTGAGTCACTCAAAGGCCCCCACTTAATGTCTAATTTTGTTTTTTGGGCAATGACATCTCTTACCATCTCTCCATTTGCATTTCTCCCTGAGGAGTCAGCGTCGATTGTTGAAATACTGACGCTGAATTCTTTAGGAGTTTTTACCGTCACTCCATTAAATTGTAATTCGGCAGACATAATCCCCTCCTTCTAAATATTAAGCTCAGTGTACCCAAGCTGTTGATGATATTTGTTGATTTCTGAAACCGCAATTCGTCCAAACTCTCTGCCTCCGATATTTATCACAATATCTCCATTTGAAGTTTGGCTCGTTTGTGCTCCTAAAGATTGAACAAGCAACATGATGGCACTTGTTAATGAACCATTCATATTTGCTAAACCATAATTTGATACATCTTGTCCTCCACCGAAGCTTCCAGAATTACTGTAATCCGTTGGTTTGTCTGTGAACATTTCAGGCAATTGCAATGTTTCAAATGATTTGAAATCACTGATAGAGTTATAAGGATTATATTTAGCAGGAACAACCATTTCTCCTTCATGAATCATTGCTAATTGATCTTCAGGAACATACGGCGTACCTTTTGCATAACCGTGTCCATGCCCAATCACTTGAAGCATACCAGGATCACCGTAACGCCCCATTGCATAATGAATTGCAGCAAGTGCATTATCATATCCGTTAAAGATATTTCCATGACCTGGGAATTTATTTGCATTGAATGTGGCCGAGATTGTTTGTAACAATCCTTTTGCCAAGTCACCAGTAATTGTATTGATATCAGTGTAACCGCCTTGGACGGCTTTCTCATTACCTCCTGATTCGCTTTGAACTTGTCTTAGCCAAGCATTGACATAGTTTTCAGAAGTTGATACACCGTTCATTGACAAAGCCTTTTTAATAACTGGTCGCCAACGTTCGACACCAGTACCAGATGGGCTTTCTGAACCTTCTGAGAATGCCTTTTTAATCATTCCCATCGCTCCATTAGCTATAGTAGATATACCACCAGTCGCAATAGATAACGCAGGTTCAACTGCTTGAGAAAGGTTAGTAAACTTGCTTATTGCAATGTTTAAAATCTTTTCTGGATGAGTAGCATAGTCCCAAATATCGCCAACCATTTCTTTGGCTTGATTCCATTTCTCACCCATCCAATTACCGATACCGTTTGCATAAGCAGGCATTCCTGACATTGCTTTTGCAGTTTTAGCACCGCTCAATACTTGGGTTCCTTTTGGTAAATCAACCATGAGGTTTCTCACTTTAGGGAATAGCCCAGTTTTACCATCCGGTGTCCGATACATCTCTTGCCATTGACTCCCTGAGCCATCATTTACTAATGCTGGTCCTCCTGGGTGAGCATTTGTACCATTGGCATAAGCATTAAAGGTAGGAACATTCCAATGTCCTAAGTTACCATTAGCTCCAACTTTGTTGAGAATCCAATTAATACCGTCAATGACTCCATTAACTGCACTACCAATAACTCCAGCAATACCATTACCGATTGCGGCTGCACCTTTTTTGACTGCGCTGACCCCATTCTCAAGGCCTTTTCCTATCTTTTTGCCCATGTCGGAAGCCCATGAAGCAACATTATCAAACGCACCTTTGGCATTAGATTTGATAGTATCAGCGTAGCCACCCATTCTATCTTTCATATTAGACCAGGCGTTTGAAGCGTTCTTGGCAGCATTGCTGGCAGCATTTGAAACAGAACTTCTTACATTTTCCCAAGTGGTTGAGGTGCCGCTCTTTATCTCATTCCACTTACTTGATACTTTCGAACCAATAGAATCCGCTGCACTGTGTACCGCTGTTTTAGTATCATTCCATTTTGAAGAAGTCCAATTTTTCACATTGTCCCAAGCATCTGATGTACCTTTTTTAACTTCAGACCATTTTGCAGAAACTTTTGTGCCAATCGAATCAGCAGTGTCACTGATTGTCTTCTTGGCATCATTCCACTTGTCAGATGTCCATTTTTTAACATTATCCCAAGTATCTGATGTTGTCTTAGATATATCAGACCATCTATCACCAACCCATTTCTTAGCTCCGTCTACTGCTCCACCTATGGCATCACTAATATTTCCCCAAAGAGCTTTTGAAGTATCCAGTATCTCTTGAGTTTTATCCGAAATAGTTTTTTTAATATCTCCCCAAATTCCGCCAATTAAATCCGAAACACCGTCAATGAGACTTGATATTCCATTTAATAAACCTTGAATCAAGAAGTTCCCTATTTCAGCAAAAACAGTAGAAGGTGAATGAATACCAAATAATGATTTAACACCATTTACTATTGGGTCTACAAGATTCTCTTGTAACCATGCACCAATATTTTTTACACTATCCCCGATGCCTTTAAGCAAACCATCAATGAGATCTGTTCCCATTTTTATTGCAGATTGTAAAAAGTCTTTGTTTTTGGCTAACCAGTCGCCTAAACCATTTAGCACATCAGCTACGCCTTGTAATCCATCAATTAGGTTCTTTCCAGCCCATTTCCCAATAGGTTGCAGGAATTTCTCCCAGAACCATGTAAATAAGGGTTTTAAAACCTCAATTACACCATTGATAACTTTTAAAGCGCCAGCTAATGCATCAAGAAATACAGGAAGCACATCTTCGATTGTAAATTTAGCAAGTGGTAACAGAACGTTTTTGTATAACCACTCTAAACCAGCACCGATATTATCGGTGAGGGGTTCTAAGTTCTTTAATAACTTCTCTATCCCCTTAAGTAGTGGAGAAAAATCTAATTTCTTAGCCCAATCGGCTGTAGCTTTAGTCATGTTTTTTAAATGACCAAGTAATCCATTAACTATTTTAAGAATATCAGAAAATATTTTTTTCCCTGTTCCACCTTTTTCCCAGGCTTTTTTAAACTGTTCTGCGAGATTACCTATCGTTTTGAAAATATTGGTAAAAATCTCAAGGAGGTTTGCTGCTATTTCTTTACCAGTTCCATCATTCCATGCTTCTCTAAATGATTTAGCGATTGAATGAAGTAATTCTAATATTCTGTTCAGCCCATCAAATAGCGATTGGATTAAGGCAGTTCCTCTACCATCTTCATTCCATGCTTCTTTAAATGCTTTGGCTATATCGCCGATAATGTTAAGCACATCCGCAAGTAAAATCAATATATTTTCAATAAATAACTGACCTGTTCCATTTGTCCAGACCTCCATAAAGGATTTACCAATTGAACCAGCTAATCCGATAATTTGGCCTAGAGCATATTTCCAAGAGTCCATGACATTTTGTCCTTGGTTTTTCCATGCATCTTGGAAAGGTTTGAAGAAGTCTTTAAGCAAGGGTTGCATATCCTTCATCCATTTAGGAGTTGAATAATTACCAGTAGCAGCCCCAAAATCAATACCTGGAGCTTTTGTATCTTGGCCTTTATCAGTATCGTCATCAGTTTTATCTTGTAAACCAATACGATTAATTTCATCAAAGCCCATAAGTGAACGTTGAAGTTTATCAACTTTTTTCTGCGCTTTAGTCGCTGATGAACCTGTATCATTCATTGCTTGAACGTTATTATACAGCCCCTCAGCCCCTTTTTTAGAAGCTTGATAAGTTGTACCAAACAACTGTGAAATGAAGGCTGCAAGCTGTCCTGTCAACGTAGCAATAGCGCTCATCATAGCATTAATTGCAGGTAAGATGGCTGTATAAATTGGATAGAATGCGGTCATCAAGTTGACTTTAATCTGATTAAGTGAATTTGAAAACTGATCGTTTGTCTTCAATGCACTCATCATTCCGCCAGCTAATTTACTTATCGCTCCACCAATTAATTGATAAACAATTAATGAAGGCAACAAATATTTCATAGACTGAAGAAATGCATTATTACCCATAGACATGCTACGGGTGCCTTGTGTGACTTTATTTGAATTTCTCGAAAAGAGACTTCCAAATTTATTTAATATCCCAAATGAATTTTTCAATCCATTTCCAATTCCCCCAGCACCGTGAGAAATGGAGTTTGACATACGGTTGAAGACTCCGCCATATTTAGAAACAGCACGCTCAGATTGTTTCAATCCTGAACCTGTCATACTAGCTCCAGCTGCAGCTGTTCCAGTTGCCATTGACGATTGGCTAAGAACTGAATTAATTCGTCCTATTGCCTTTCTTAATGATTCTGCACGCTCTTCTGTTCTTTGATATTCTTTTTGAAGAACATCGTTACTACTTGCTAACTTCTGCATTTTATCAGACTGTGCTTGCATTTTTTGAGCAGTTTTCAATGAATCAGGAGTATCAACATTTTTAAAACCTTTGTCAAAACTTCCGACTGGTTTTAGTTGATATTGATATTCCTTTTGTAAAGCTCGAACACTTTCACGCATTGTATAATACTTAGCTTCATTGGCATCCATTACTTTTGCAATTCGCTCTAAAGACGAAGGCACTGCATCAAACTCAGTCTTCATTGATCGAGCAAGACTTTTTGCTTGGTCTTGATATTTAACCATTGATGCCTGAGCCCGTGCAATCTGGTCACCATACTTAACCGTTTGCCCACCGTCTCCTTTTGCTGAAGAACTTTGACGCTGTGATTTTAGATAAGCTACTTTTTCTTGAGCAGCTTTAGCTTGACCCATTTTTGCATTAATTTCATTCAGCATAGCATCAATTTCTTTTGATACTTTAGGACGTGCTTTCTTAAAGCCAGTAGATAAATTATCTCCAATACTTTCTGATGATTTCTTAGAAGAACTTTCAAGATGGCCCATCATCTTTTCAAAAGTTTGATTCATTTTTTCTAACTGTTTGCCAAATTGTGTTGCACCTTTGTCAATATTCAAATTATCTTCAGTCTTTTTCATAGACTTGCCAGTGATATTCTCAAACTTTGACATAATTGCTTCTACACGAGGTAAAACTTTACTAAGCGCTTCGTCCATTTTTGCAGTATTTGCATCAAACAGTATCTCTAGCGTTTCTAATTCCATATTTCTCACCTCCTTTTCTATTCAATATTTTTTAATTTGTCTTTTGACTTTTTCTTTTACGAGTTTCCTGAATTAACATTGCATTTTGTCGCATGATTTCTTGGTCAGTAAGCATCGCTTGTTTCTTTTCTTCGTCCTCAGATACAGCTTGCACTACTTCTTCCTTGAGTTGATTTAAGAAAGGATAGGCATCTTCATATTTAGGGAAATTCTTTGGATCATTGAAAGCATAGATACCAAGCCTTTGTTGAGTATAATCAAACATCGCTTTCTCTTTTAGCTCGTTCTCATGCCTTTTTTTATTCGCTTCAACTTGGACCATAATTTCATCAAAAGTCATCGCCCAAAAATCTGTAGAAGAAATACCAGCTTCAACTGCCTGAGGGTATAAATCCTCAAGCATGCTGGATAAATTGTTGTAGGTTTTTAAAGGAGTTCGCTCGGTGCTTCTGGTTCGTTGTCCAGAGATTCCCCATTTGTCGCTTCGTTCTCCTTCTTGTCCTTGCCGAAAAAACCCGCTTCATCAAGCAATTCTTGAATGGCGTTGAACAAATCAAAAGTAGTGTTTCCTGCTTCGACAAAACGTTCAAAAGCGTTAACTAAATCTGAATCAGAAACTCGGCTTGTTTGGTTAGCGCCTTGAAGCACTACCAATAATTTGTTAGTTGCTGGAAGTTTAAAACCACCTTGACCATTTACAAAAAGCCCCATAAGTGATTCGTCCAAGCGTTTTTCAATCGCAATGATAGATTTACCATCCAATCGCAATTGAAGATTCAATCCACCAAATTCAAATTGTTTAGTTCCAGGAAGTTTTACGATATTTTCTTTTGTCATTTTTGTTTCTCCGATTTCTATATTTATAAAAAATAAAAAGGCTAGCCACTCTGACTAACCTTTAATTGCTAAATTAAACACCAAGGCCAGCTGGTGCTGGTGTAAATGTAGGGCCTGCTGATACAACCACTACTAAGTTAAATCCAAGTGCTTGGTTGACTTCAACACCATCAAATTTATAAGATGGTTGACCTGTAAAGTCGACTTTCATACCATCAGGATAAGTCACTGTCCAATCTACTGACTTACCAGCTTTTACCAATGTATCAACATCTTTGAAGTTGTCTCCTTGATAAATGATTGCGAATTCCAAATTATCTGAATCCTGAATCCCTGCAATATATGCTTTCTTAGCTGAACCTAAGTGAGTAACATCTACTTTTTCAGGATCAGATCCCATTGCTGGGATAGATTTTACTGCTGCGACAGATTTTGAACCTGAGCTATCTTTATAAGAAAGGACTGTATCTTTTGAAAGTAATCCTGCTACTGTTGCCATGTTTATTTCCTCCTATTTCGAATAAACGTATTTTGTTTTGTTATCCACGATTGCGGATAGTTCAATAATTACACGCTTTAAATCTGCTGTATTAGCATCTCTTTGCGTGCCTGTAAAACCAATATCACCAAATTGTTCGATGACATTATTAACGATAGTGGTCAAACTACTTTTAGAATATAATTCAATTGTGATTGACCATTTTGTTTGAAGTTCCTCTCCACTTCCATCTACAAAATGCGGCGTGTTAACCGTTCTGTAAATAGCTGTAGGAAAGTCATTCCATGTTGACGGATAATCAGTTGCTACTTTTTTAATCTCAGATATCCCATTTAAAACGGAAACAGTAGCAACTTTAATATTTACTCTTTCCATTATTTAAGCTCCCTCAATTTCTTTTGAACGTGCTCTTTGTATATCTCAGGCATTTGCGGAAGGATCTCTTTCAATGATGGATATAAGAAAGGTCTTGCTGGTTGACCACTTGTGATGTAAAATTCTTTGCCTTGAATGGTAATCTTAGGCATGCCATAGATTTCATTCAAATCAATTCCAACTTCCTCAGCTGGAATAAACCAACGAGTTTGAGTATAAACTGGGTTAACACCTTCTGGTAAATCTTTAGAACTTGCTTGACCATTCGGACCAGTACCAAACTCACGATAAATGGCTTGAGCTTTATCCGACCAGACATGCCCAACTATTTTACCTTCCGCATTTTCTACAACCTCAGTCTTTAAACTTCCAATCAATTCTCCAGAACTGAATTTCATACTAGAAGCCAGTCTTAATTCTGCTGCAGAACGAACTAACTCTGTGATTTCGTAAGTCGCATCATTCACAGCATCATTTAAGATTTTAGGCATGGCATTAATTTTTCTTTTAAGCCTGTCCAAACCTTTAATTTCAACTCCCAATGTCGTCGTTCCTTTCTAACATCACATTGATGTGTGTAGAATAAGGTTGAATCGACTTGATTTTATAATCAGGGTCACTGTCCTTATCAACATACACGCAAACACCGCTGTTTTCGTCTCTGCCTTCTTTTAGTTCATCACCTTGATACTTACATGATTTCATGCTTGAAAGCTTTGAACCGTAAATTGTGGCATTGACAGCACCACTTGCGGACTGAACATTCATTTCAAGAGCAACAGGACTCAGGTAATTAACTTGATCGTTTCCCTCTTCATCTTGCGTGTTGTTTGGGTCTATCCTTTTCAAATAAACCGTTCTTAAGTCACGTTTCATCAGGTGCATAAAAACTAACCACCTTTCCGAGTCGGTAACGATTCAAGCCACGCTGGATATTTAAAGGAATATCTTCAACAAAGGATTGAGAAATGCCGCCTTCTGAACGACTAGATTCTCCCTCTGTGCTTTCACGATTAAAATTAATTGTGGCCAGCTGACGAGCATACAGCCACATTGAATCTAACATCTTATCCTGATTCGTATAATCAAGGACGAGAATAACCGCATCCTCAATTAAACCAGTAGCCTTATTGTCATCAACGCCCAAATCAGTTTTTAAACGTTCAATTGCTTTAGTTTTTGGTTCATTCTCTTCCATGATTACCTCATTCCATTATTCTATGCTGTAACAGTTACTGCACATACATCAGTTCTCGAGCCGTCAGTGGTAGTTACAGTGATATTTGCTGTACCTGCTGCAATGGCTGTGACTTTACCATCAGAATTTACTGTTGCAATATTTTCAGCGCTAGAAGAATAAGTAACAGCTTTATTAGTTGCATTATCTGGGGCAACTTTTGCTGATAATTCTTTAGTGGCTCCAACTTTCATAGACGCTGTTTTTTGTGAAATCGTAACTCCTGTAACAGAAATTGGTGCAGCTTGAACACGAACGATTTTTGTTTCATCAACGATTGCAACAACATAATGTTCATCACCAGTGAATTGTGTTACTTTTTTAGTAATTTCACGATCAAATTCAACAAGAACATCACGTTTTAAGAATGTTTTCATTGCACCTGGTTTAACAGCGATTGGTGAACCGTCATTGATTTTTTTAGAACGAACAATTGTCCAGCCAAGCACTTCACCAAATGCACCAGAAACAAGAATATTATCTCCAAGTTCAGAAGCACGAGTCCAGTTTACGCCAGCTGCTTGTCGCAAAGTTGCAGCATCTTTGTATGAAACAAAAAGCACTCCTTGAGTAAACCCTTGTTCTTCAAGCGCATCGGGAGCTTCAACAAATGTATTTTCTAATTTGTCAATCAAATCAAGATTAACATCGGCTACTACAGTAAGGTTTGCAGTACCAGCAACTGCTACAATTTCATTATCTACAGCCGATGCAATGGCCATACGGATTTGACGTTGAATTTCCCCAACTGGATCACCATAACCTGAAAGTACCGCTTCATCAGTAATAGCCATCCCTTTAGCAACTTTTTTGATTGTGGCAGTTTGAGTTGCAGTTTGTAATTCGTCCATTTGAATTGCAGCACCTTCGGCAACGACTTTAGCATCACCAGAATATTTAAATTTAGGCAATGTAATTGTTGAACCAGGTTGACCAGCAAGGGTTGTATCAATTGGAGCAATTCCTGAGAACTTAATAGCTTTAGGCAATTGAGCAGCTACCATTTGTCCCATAACTTCGGGGTCAACTTGTGAGTTCAAGAACGTTACTACATCGCTAGCAAAGCGTTGCAAGTTGAATTTTAGTTTTTTGTTTTTCATGTTTTTTCTCCTTATTTTGTAGCCTGTTCATAGGCTTTTGGATTTGTTTTTTTCAGTGCCAGCGCTTCTTCATAAGTTAAAGTTGAAATATCAACTGGTTTCCCTGGTGTGGCACCTCCACCAAGCGGAGTATCTACAGAAGCTTTGAGTTTTTCATTAACTGCTGCTTCTAAGGCTTTATCCCATTCAGCTTTGAAAGATTTGACATCTTTAATAGCTTCCTCAGCAGTATTTCCTTGAATACGGGCAGCAAAAGCACTTGGAATACCGATTTCTTGAAGTTGTTTGCCTTTTTCTACAAGCAACTGTTCTTGACGAAAGACAGATTTTTCTTTTTCAAAGTCATCTTTTTCTTTTTGAATCAGCGCTTGTTGGCGTTCTTCTTCCGAAAGTTTGGCAAGACGAGCAGCTTCATTTTTTTCTTCTTCAAGTTCTTTCTGCCAACGACTTCGTTTAGACTTAACAATAGAATCAACATCAGTATCATCTTTAAGGCCAAACTTTTCTTTGATCGCTGCAACTTGTTCATCGGTCAGATTGTCAGCATTGAATTCAGGATGAGTTTCTTGACCAGTTCCTGCTCCACCCTCACCGCCTTCTTGACCTTCAGCAAATTGTTGTAAGTTGAGTTTGAGTAAACTGTTTCCGCATAATGTTGCGATTTTCATGTTATTAATCCTTTCCAATTGCTTTTTAAGTGGTTCAATGCTTGCACTTCCGAAGCTTTTAAAGTCTTCACGCTTGGACATAAGAAAAGCGCCTGTCAGTGACAAACGCTCTATATTTTTAAGTAGTTGTTATTTCACGCATAACTGCGAGACATTAGATCACCTCATTTGCTACTTTTAAAATCAACATCTGGATGCATTGATTTTAATTTATCCATCCATTCGTTGTAAGTTGTACTTCCTTTAATATCAAATGTTTTACCAGTGATAGGGTCAAGTGCCTTGCGAGGTATGTTATTGAGTCGTCCTGAATACATCGAAGCAACCGAACGACACCAAGGATGAAAAGGTGGATATGTACCTTCTGCACCATTTACAACTGCTTCAGATACTAGAAAGACTTTATGGTCTTTATGACGACAAATTTGTGATGTTCTCAAATCTAAGATAGCAATGATTTGATACTTCTCAACGCCATTGTTTTGCCACGATTTGAGCTTTGCTTGGTTCGCCATATAATTCGCTTCAGTACGAATCAAACGCCTAGCAACGTTAATTGAGCGGTCGAATTCACTAGCAATTGCCTTTGCCATCTGGAATTCGCTCATTCCAGTTAAAGCTTCAACAGTGAATAGTTGTTCCAACCTTTTGGCTAAAGCTTCTGTATCTCCCCATAATCTTTTAGAGTAATTACTCCCTAGCCAGTGACTGTCAAGAATGTTTTCCACAGATTTGGTGGATAACTCTTTGAACTTGTAATCTTTCTTATTCCAAACTTCTTTAACAACGCCATTCTTTGCATTTGCTTGAGCTTCACGAATAATTGTTTCAGCAGTAGTTTCTTTGTAAGCTTCATCTATCGTGTCAACATAAAAAGATGTCTGCTTATCAAGCTGAACATCTGCAATTTGCTTTGATACAAGATAGGACTTTGCTTTTAAATCTTCTGCACGAGTAATTCTTGATTTAAGCGCCAGCCCTGTGAGCCGCTTTTTAGCTTCTCTTTGCAAATCAGGATTACTGACATCTTTAGCTAATCTTCTAAGCTCAACTAATTCAGAAACAGGAACAGTTTCATTAAGCATTCTTTTTGCTTCATCATCTGTCAGTTCTGTTTGTTGCTTAGTTCGACTAAATAATTTAGCAATCTGTTTTGTTAAATATGATTGAGCTTGTTTGTATGCCTGTGCTACGACTTCCTCAAGCTGTTTAGCACCGTCATTTACTTTCTTTTCGGCTTTAATCGCTCTTTTTTGCCAGTAGTCAGACATTTTTTTACTCCTCTACTATTACATGTTCAGGGTATTGCTCAGCTATTGAAACTATTCCATCATAAAGTATCTTAAGGCTTGCTAACTCTTTATCTGTTGGATCAAGTATAAAATATCCTTCATCACGCTCAAAAGTCTTACCAAAGGATACCAATGCATTGGTAACTGTAATATATAAGGCAGAAACCCCAGCACATACAATATCATTTCCAATATTTGCAAAGCCTGCATGGCCAGTCACTTGATACCAGTAAATTTGATTGTTTTTCTTTTTGAATTTGGCTGTAATCATTTAGCTTTTTTTGTTTTTGCTGCTGGTTTTTTGACTACTTTCTTTTTTGAAGTAGATGTTTTAGAAGCAGTTTTTGCCTTAGTTTTAGTTACTTTAGGAGTTTTTGCTGTTTTAGCATTAGTTTTTTGAGTTTTGAGTTTTGTTGTTTTTGTTTTGGCCATTTTTTTGGTCTCCTTTTTGATCTGTCTGATTACCAGACTGTTTATTGTTGTTATCTTGATTTTCTTCCTCATTTTCATCAGGTGGATCATCAAGATTAGAGTGGCTATCTTCTGACTGAACGCCCATAGCTTTCTGATTGAGTTCGATAGCGTCCTCTTTTTCTTCTTGTAACTGTTCAAGAACTTCATCGACATTATCAATATCTGGAAGCCATGAAAGCAAGACTTTAAGAGGTAGGATTCCTGCTTGGTGTGCCTGAACGATTTGATTAACAATGTCAGTTGTATTGATTGGCAAATTAGGTTTGAGTTTAATCTTAATACCGTCAATATCAACATTGTTATTGCCAATCTCTAAATAATTGGCAAAGAGAATCAAACGTTGTCTAAGTCCTTTTATCATGTATCTTGACTTCACTGACATAAGTTGTAGTAAGCCAAAGAGTTTGTATTTCATTGCTTCGCCTGAAACATTTCCTGAGAAGTTTTTATCATTCATATTGGGCACATAAGTCACTTTATGAATATCTTCAAGTAATGCATCCCGTAACACAGCTACCGAACTTTCATCCATTTGTTTAGTAAGATAACTAGCATCTACTTCATCAGGTTTAAATGATGTCTGCATCATCTTTTCTTTTGCTAACCTAGCACCATCTCCATCCTGTAAGGTAAACCCGCGGATAAAAAGAATTGCATCAACAAAAGCTTCTTTATCGTTCAATCTGTCAGACTGAAGCAAGTTATAAGCATCAATTAAACTAATTGCTTGCTCAAAATCTCCTTGTCGTTCTTCGTTGTTACGGTATTCAATAACAGGTACCGCCTTAAAATAATGTGGTAGTGCTTTAATTAATTGATAATCTCCGAAACCAATAGAAGCCGCTCTATACGTCAATACTCTATTGTCGTTATAGTACTTAACAAGATAATAATCAACAGCTCCTTGAAGGTTATATACTGGTTGATAATGTACAGCAAATAAAGGGTTGGTATCAATCGTATCATCCGTAACAAGGAAAATCCCTCGTGGATCAATACATTTAATGTCAGCAAATACTTTCCCAGTCTGTGGTTCTTGATTCATATAAATCAATTCATAACCTATCCCAAATACTGACAAATCTTTTTCAAGCTCAGTATCATGAGAAACAATATCAACTTTTGTATAAGCGTCAAGAATAGATTGAATATCATCACTACTTGTATAAGCAACTGGGTTCCCTACCATAAAACCAACATTCATATCAGTTACATACTTTGCGTGATTAACAACAACTTTATTATTAGGTGTTGCAGCATTATCTTTTGTTCGTTTTAAAATGTCTTGCTTGCCATCGTAATAATCAGATAGTTTTTCTAAACGCCAAAAGTCACTTTGGTGCTGATTAATACAATGATTAAGCAATTCAGAAGATGGGGCGTTTAAGTCTCCCGCCATCTCTCTATTTATTTTAATTGCCATGTTTCTCCTTAATAAAAACCAAAACCTACTTTATTGACTATTTCAGCTGTCTTACCATTTCTAACTTCATTGCTATAAATCGCATATCGCAAAGAGTCAAGTACATCATCGAATAGTTTTATTGGTTCTCCTTTTTTTTCATCCCAAACATATTGATAAATCTCATTAGGAAATTTATCAACTTTATCTCTACAAATAAACAACTTATCTTTCTTAAATCTACGAGCGACTGCTTCAACACCAGTTAAACGTGCTTTGTCTCCATTAAACGCTTCAATGTGTTCTCGTTTAAACCTGTCAACATGTTCAGGGCGAGCAGAATCACAATAGAAGGGGACTCTTGAACCATACCGCTCTTGAATACCTTTAGCTATATCTACCCAATAGTCAATTTCTTCATGTTGTTTTGCGTGCTCTTCTATTAAATAAGCTGTTCCATCGTCCGTTTCTCCGATAACAACAATTGAACCCCAGTGTTCATACCCCCAGTCAACACCACAATAGAATGTTGATAATTTAGGCAAGTCTTTGGATTGTATATAATGTTTGTTGCTATCGAAGTCTTGATAAACCACGCCGTCAGCAGATACCCAAAGTCCTTTTATATCACGGTCATAAAACATACCGCTTGGCGTTGCTGCCTTGATATTTTCACGGTACCTTTCAGATAAGAAAGTATTATCATCTAATTCAAAATGAAAAGCCTTAACATTTTCGTTAGGCTTATCTATATATTCTTTCTTTAGCCAATGCTCAGGATTATCAGGGTTAGTATCTGCTAGAATTCTTGCGCCATTACCTGAACAACGAGAAACAATTTCAGCAAATACTTCTTGTTTAGCAAGTGAAGCTTCATTAACATATGCTCCATAAGCAGTCATACCACGAATAGCACCAACTCCACCGATATTTCCAGTGTATGCTTGAACCACTTTTACTCCAAATAATTTAAAGTTGTTATGTTTATCAAATTGTGGTGCGATATTGTACATATTATAAAGTTCTTGTAGTATGTTTTTGTTAATTGTCGATGATGAAACACCGGCCAAAATATACATAGGTTCTTTGACACCTTCTGCATCGGCTATCTTACGAACACGTCTTAATTCAAACAAGAATAAATCATTATTCATCTTTGTTTTACCTGAACGCTTAGCACCATGAAGTAAAGCAATGAACCAATCTTTATTTACTGTTTGCTTTAAAACATGGATTTGTTTTTTGCTGTAAATATCACTTATCATCTATAACCTCACTAATCTTACCAAGCAATTCATCCAATTTTTCTTCAGTTGATTTATCAGTTGCAGATTGTATCATTGCAGCTTTGAATTCAGCAATATCAGCTTCTGCAGTAAGTTTGCGAAGAGTTTGTTCAAGTAATTTATCATTACCAGGATAACGTTTAAGAAGTTCCTTCATTGCTTGTATCTGCGTTTTGAAATCAGGAGGCTTCTCAACTTCCGAATATCCCTCTGCATTGGCTACTACAACCGTTTCTTTTATTTTTGCATTAGCTATAAGGCTAAGTCTTTCAAGTATCTCCTGTGCGCTCATAATACGCTCAGAAGCGATCTGTTCCATTCTTTCATCAATGTATTTTTTAATTACAAGTTTTGACAAGTTTTCAGGGCCAATTCTATTAGCTGTTTTCTTGCTATAACCTGCTTTAATGGCTGCTTGCGTTGCATTTCCTAACTCTATGTAATAATCTGCAAACTTCTTCTGCTTTTCAGTAAGTTTCATACCTCCCTCCTATCTTATTCGTGAATCCAACAATAAAAGGCTGCCCATTGGACAACCTGTAATAAAATATAATAGCAAGATAGAGTCGCGAACTCTATAACTTCTAATAGCGAAGTCGTTTCTATCCCTTGCTGTCAGATCCAACCGCACTGACTTATTAATATTATTCGGAAACTGTACTAGTATTATCAGCCCCAAACAATGTTGGATATAGCAAGTCAGGGAGTCGAACCCTAACAAGCTTATGAAGCAAATTCAAACCGATACTTATGATATTTTGTGCTTTTGCCTTTTACTTCATAATACAAGTATATCAGCAAAAACAAGGGTTGAGGTGCCAATTTCAGGCAATTTCGATTCTTTTTTTGCCTATTTTGTCCCTCTCAAATTAAGTGAATAACAAAAGAATAGATGTCATTCCTAAATTTATAATAAGCAGCTTTAGCTTTCTTCTGTGGAACTTCAAATCCTTGAACATCCAATTCTTGCATTACTTGATACCAGTATCTGCCATTATATCCTTCACATTTTAGTCTTATTACCTCCTTTTCAACTTGAATCAAAGGTAGATACCAGATGTCGATTTGTCTTATCAATTCTCTTAATCTGATTAATTCCTCATCATTTTCAAGCGCTTCTTTATTTATAACATGGCTCAATTGTTCAGAACCGCCAGAATAAGCCGTACGAATACCTAAGTTATCTACTTTTTGTTTATAAAGATATCTACTTTCAATTGATTTTATTCTGGCTTCAAGTCTGCCATTAACGTAATCTCCAATAATTCTATCTAACTTATCTGCCATTAATCAAATTCTCCTTTTGTGGTATAATTAAGTTAGAAATTCAGTTGCCGAAGCCCATTGCCGTGGGCTTTTTTCATTTTCATGTAATACCCATAAATTTTAATATCAATCCTATAATCAAACATGACATTGCGAATAAGAGTACATAGTATTTTGTTTTTTCGTAGAAATAAGTAACTCCATGAGTAATGGGTCTATAAATAGTTCTATCAAAAGCTTTGACAGCTTTATATACTATCTCTGATATCTTTAGACGCAATCTTTACTAATTCCTTTCCTAAAATCATTAAGTCTCTTGGCAAAAGCTCATTGCTATAAAACTCTGAAGCTATCATTTTAGCTTGCTCTTTAAGCACAGCTTCTTTGCCTATTTGTTGTAACCTGCTGAGAGCGTCATCCATCATTTTCCCTCCAGTTGAGTTTAGCGAGTTCCTAGCTCAGTATGATATAATATAACTGACCGAAAATATTATAATAAGTTGTTGTAAATCGTATTTTGCTCAAGCTTGGTCAGCTTGGGTTTTTTTTGCGTTCAATTATCCTTTTCCGTTAAGTAAAACAAAGTCGTATAAGCAACGACTAAGAGCAGAGCCATTACTAAAAGGAAAGCGACCGTTCCAAAAACTTTAAATATTAATACTTCTCCTATAACAATGGTAAAACCTAAAGTTACAATGCCAATTGCTATCAATAACGATTTAAGTAATTTCATTCCTCAACCTCCTCGATATAGGCAACTTTGAAAGCTCCGTTGTCAGCAGTGTACCAACCTGCGTTGCTTTCAATATACTCAATAACATCAGCGTAACTATCAGCTTTAACTGTATTTTTTACAAATGCAATTCCTTCTGGCTTGCAGATTGCAGCGCTATATAACTCAAATTTTTTCATCTCCACCTCAATCCATATGTTTATCAAGCCATTTTTCAGCTTCTGTCATTGTTTTCTCTTTCTTTAATAAGACAAGCAGTACAAAGTTCACGACCAAGAGGATAAGGTGGATTTTGCGTATAATCCTTACTCATCACAAAGTCAAATCTACCTTTGCAATTATCACAAATCTGATTAAGTTTTTTTGATTCCGCCATCATTCCTCCCCGAACACGTTCTCTGACTCGTCAAGGTCTGAGCGGTTGATAAAATAGGGGTTTTTCGTCGCAAATGTTGTAATTACAACCTTATCGCATCTTTCACACCTTTCTTTATACCTTTGGTACTCTCCATTGCTTAAAGTTCCTAGATATACCCACTTATGCCCGAACAGCTTACACATTAGTTTCATTGGTTGTCCTCATTTTCGTTAATTGTTTTAGAGCATTATAGAAAGCATCCACTATTTTTCTAGCAGTTTCACTAACTCTAATTCCTAATTCAGCAACGTTCTTAAATCCATATTTTCTGACAAAATTATTTCGCCATCTTAGAAGCTTAATTTGCCGTTTTTTAGTTGCTTGTCTTTGCTTCTTCCATCTTGCTTTCATTCAATCCCTCCCCACCAGTCATTGACCAGCGATATTAGTTTGTCGGTCATTCTGGTACCTCGTCTTCCCAGTAACAGTCATCACAGAGATAGTATCCGTAATTCATGTTCCACATATCATTCTTTAAATCCATGACACCACATCTAGTGCAAATTCTAAATTCTTTGTCGGTCATTCTGAAACCTCGTCAAATAAACTCATCTGTTCTTTCTTTTCTTCTATGAGTGGAATCCAGTCAGGAAATTTACTTTCAATATGTTCAATTGCCTGTTCCGTCCATTCATGAATCCCTAAAAATTCCATTGCATCTTTGCTGTGAGGGATAACATTTATCTCTGAGAAACCAATCGGATTATTAGCACTGTTTTGAATGAAATAAACTTGCTTCACGGCCATTTCCAATGCATCACCATGAATAATTACTCCGTTCATTCCTCGAATTGCAAATGCATGAATCAAGAATGAAATAGCTTCATCCGATAATTCTAATGCCTGGTACCAATAGTTACTCGGCAAATAGTTAAAAAAGTCAGCATTCATTCGATCATTTTGCCATTTTTGAATAATTAGAGTTCCTGTTCCTGCTCCAGTTAAATCAGCACCTCCAGAACCACCTACAAGCAACGCTGTGAGCTTACCAAGTGCATCTGGTGTATAATGCTGTCCTTTTGCCGAAACAGCTGAGTGAGTCATAAAATAATCTCTGAAAAAATCAACACTCATGTCATGGTGGATATTTAAGATTTTAGAATAAAATTCTTCACGTCCTTTTTTATCAAAAACAAGTTCTTGAATTCGATTTGTGAAATTCATATGTTCATCAACATTGAGCATGTCATAGAATTGCTGCTCAGTAATTGTCATCTATCCCCTCCAATCGCTGCGAGTGCATCTTTAGCAATCGTTTGTAGTTTATTAATCATGCCAAGATTTGTTGCATCTCTTCTTTTCAATTGTTGAATTTCTGTCAGTGCCATTTTCGCAGTGTTTAGCTGTTCTTGGAGTTTTTCAACCGAAAGTTTGTCAGTGTGAGCTGAAAGTGCCAGCTTTTCAAGCTTGTCAAATTCTTCCATAGGGATTGTGACTTTCAGAGCTTCTCTTTTATCAAAATTACCAGTTAACTTAATTGACTCTTTATATTTTCTAGCATCTTCTTTGTATATTTCATGCAAACTTTTTCCTGATATATCTGTCATTCTCCGTCCTCCACAGGCACAAGCTCAATAAAAGGATTTTTCCATTCATAGGATTGCAATTCATCAGACCAAATCCAATCTTCAGCAATTACTGTTGGAGCAGTAAATGATTTTTGATTTAATGTTTTATAAAACATCCCATTTTTAATTTCAGCAATCTCTTTTTTAGTGAATTGATTCTGTGAATTTGGAACATCAAACACATAATCATCTTCCATAAACATAAACTCGCCATTTGGCATTTTTGTTAATTTGAAATATCTTGCAAGTTTTTCAAGAATGTAATATTTTTTCTCGCTCATTTTTCCACCTCAATCTGTTCATAGCTTCCGGTTTCCATGCTGTCGATTTCTTGCTTAGTGAATTTTGTTTTTGTTCCAAAAAAATCTTCAACATTACCAAAAATATCTGAATATAAGTTTGTTACTTCATTATAAGCTTCATCATAATATAGATAAGCTCCTGTCAGCTTATTCTTCAAATAGAACAGCTGCGGTTTTTCGACTGTGTAGCCGTCTAGCCATGCACGCATATAATCTTCTTGGTGTTCAGAAATCCAAAATACAATATTTTGTAGTGTTTCTTCTGTAAAGCCAGTTTCTTCGTATGTTTCTGGATTTTTTAGTGGTTTAAGGCCTTTAGTTTTTAATATTTCTATCCACTCAGCAACAAAACCTGGCACGACTGGCAGGGATTGCTGTTGGAGTTTAGGTTCAACTGCCATACCGTTTGAATCAAACGTAGTACGCTCATCTCGCATGAATGAATTCTCGTTTTCGAGTTTTAGAATATGTTCGTTTTTCTGTTTCAGCTCATATTCAAGATAATCAGCATACTGACGCATTTTGCGGTACTGGCTGAAAACTTCTTTCATATTATTATTTAATTCAGTGAGTGGACCATTAGCCGGTCTTTTTACTTCTTCTTCAAGCTTAGTCATTTTTCGTGTCCTCACTTTTTTCATCTTCACAAGTGAAGCAAATATAATGCCCTTCATCTAAAACCTTATCAACAACTGAACTTTCAGTTGTAAATATGAAATTTTCTTTGCATTTTTCGCATGTTACATTTATTTTTTTAATCATTTTTCTTGTCCTTCTAATAATTCAGGGTTCTCATAGATATTTCCGATGACTTCATAATTCAATTTATTTGTACTCGCCCAGTATTCTTGCCGATATAACCTATTTCCTTCAAAAATAATTGAATATCCATATTTTGGAGAATATTCAAGATAACCGATTTTGTCATCAGGAGCTAAGAATATAGCATGCAGTTTTAAAATGTCACCTTCATAAATTTCAACGCCGTTTTTATCTTTTATTCCTGTTGACTGCATAAATTCAACGTCTTCATCAGCTTCAGTACATAAATGGTCAAAACGATATTCAATCATATCGTAGCAATATTCAACCTCTCCATAACTCATACGCTCATCTTGTTTCTCCCAAGCTCTTAATTTTGGTATCATCTATCTTCTCCTATAATCCTAACTCTTCTTTTCTTGAGTTTTCGATTGCCATTTGCGCTCTGATATTTCTTCGCAACCTACGTTCTTCTTTTGTTTCGTGCTTTCTACGCTCACGATCGGTTATTTCATCAGAAATCTTAGATTTTGAACCACCATGGGGCTTCCAACCAGGATATTTTTCCATCATCGCTTTTTCATTTACAATGGCAATTTTGACTGCGTTCTTTTTTGGAGAATTAGCCATACCATTTTTAACCCAACCATCGACTGAATGAGGTGAAACAAGAAGCATTTTTGAAAGCTCTTTTTTTGTACCAGTTCCCTTTTTTATCCCATTGAAATATACATCATAAATTTTTTCTAATCTTGCCATCTCCTGCCTCATTCAATCCACTTAGTTTATTTTTCCATTGCTCATGAAACCATTCGTCGTCTTTGTCAGCGACTTTATGATTCTTCAAGATATCCTTGTCTTTAAAATCTAGGACATTTTTTTCTTTTTGCGTTGTCATAATAACACCTCATATTTTAGCTTCTAAGCGCTTTTGCCTAGTTCGTGATAAATTATCCATGAAGTGGTTTAAGCGCTCAATGTAACCGTAATTTTCATGAATTATAGCTATTCAAACACAACTAATGATTCTGTCAGTTGCTTATCCATAAAATTAAACAGTTGATTCCAAGTCATATCTTTTCCGTTGTTGAAAACAGATTTAATATCTCGATAAATTTCAACCAGCTCATGACTTCCTTTAGTTCTAACTGTGATATAAACCGAATTACTTCCATAACCGTCATATCTTGCTTCCTTAGCTAAGTTAAATAATTTAACAGTTGGTATGATTCTGAATGCTGTCATATCGCGCTCTCATCGAACATATTCATTCTCGCTACTTTTTTAGCTATTGTTATTGGAATACCGTATCTGTTAGCAAATAATTTTGCCTTAATTTTAAATTCGGTTGTAAGCACTCCTTTTACATCGACAACTTTGAGTATTTCGTTATTTTCATTTCTGAAAACAAAGTCCGCTTTATAAGCTATTTCTCTATAAAGTTTTCCGTTCAATCTGAATTTATCCATGAGAACAAACTTCTCTTGCATGGTCATCCGCTCATCATTTTTATGTTGCAAATAGTAGATTGATTCAGCTTTGCTATCGAATACAATACCATCAACCGTTGTTTTCTTTGCTCCATATTTTGACTTTTTAGTTTGCTGGAACTTCACTTGCTTCTCCAAATCTAACAATTGCAGGCATCTGAGCCATACGATTAAGAATAAAAATAATCTCATGCTCAGATTTCTCTGCCAGCTTCTGCTTTTTAATTCTTCCGAGTGGGTAATGTTCGTTTTCCCACTGCTCAATGATTATTGTTTTCATTTACTTTTCCTCTTGTCAGTAATTCCCTCAAATTTAATAACGCTATTTTTTGAGCCTTCCATGATTCGAGAAACTATTTTATCGTCATAAGATGAACGCATTTCTTTACCAGTAAGATTTGATGTGATAATCGTATTACCTTCTCTTGCATTGTAAATATTGTAAATAACACCCTGTACCCAGCTATTATCTTTAGAAAACGTGCTTTCAGTTCCTAAATCATCAATAACAAGCAAATCAACTGTTCTCATTAATGTTGTTAGTCGTTCTTCTTCTGCTTTGGTATCAGAGTAATTCCAACTATTTTTAATTTCTCGAATTAATTCACTAATATTGATAAATAATGTTGAAAATTTATCATCTTTGAGATTCTCGTTAACTTCTTGCAAGATGGCCATTGCTAAGTGAGATTTCCCTCTACCAGCTCCGCCAACAAACACAGTGTTAAACCTCTGACCTTGAGTGTACTCTCTGGCTATTCTTTGGGCTTGATTTAACACGTTTTGCTCTTCTAATCCATTTGCCTTAAAAGTATTGAAACGTGCAAACCAGAGTGATTTCTTGCCCACAAGGCTTTGTGTTTTAAGCAAGCTATATTTTCCATACTTACTTTTATTCAAGAAATCTTCATTTGCTCTTCGCTCAGCACTTGATTGTTGGTGATGTTGGTATATTCCCTCTTTAGCACATTCTGTACAATAACTCATTGAGGTTACCTGCAAACCATCAACTAACTCGCCATGAATCAACGGATCATAATCTATACTTACTGGATGTTTATATCTAACAAGTTCGGTTTGTTGATGTTTTTCACAAAATAGACCTGTTTTAACTTCTCTCTTTTTATGGAACTCTCGGATTCCATCTGCCATTGACTGCATATATTCCTCCTAGAATCCCAAATCCTCGTCATATCCAGTATCTGCTTTGACTTCTTCTTGGTAATTCATGAACATTACATTATCCAAAAACTCATAAGGATTAACACTATAGTTGCCATTTGAGTCATCCGAATGATTATTTATATAATCTTGAATGTAATTCTCAGCGCCTTTTACAATGCAATCTTTTTGAAATTGGGGTAAGTCAAGAAAAACTTGTAAAGCCATTGCTCTTTTGGAAATGTTTTTTTTATTAAAGTTTGAAAAGAGTTCGAAAAAGCGAGAAAAGATTTCTTGGTTATTTGTTTTACTTTCTTTTACTTTACTTTGCTTTACTTTACTTTCCTTTACTTTACTTTGTGAGTTAATGTTAGTAGGCTGGGTAGAAAACTCTGATGGTTCGGGATTTCTACTAGTAGAAACTATCTCTTGTTCGGGTTTTTGTTCGTAGAAACTATTTACATCAGGTTTTTTAGGCATTCCTACTTTCCTATTTTTATATACATCAGCTACATTTTCTACAAAATTAGTACCCCAAATTATGCCAACATTCCATAACTCTAAGTCAATAGCGTTTAATTTAGCCAATAAATCTAACATTTCTCGCGCTAAACTATCGCTTACAAGGGTTTTTGCTAGTAGAAACTCCCACTCGTCAGGGTTTCTACTATCAATAATGTGTCCGTTTGTTGAGCCAAGTAGTTCTAAAACCTTAAACCAAAATGCATATCCATTGTTTTCATACCTTTTTTCTAAGATGAATAGTGTTTTTCCGCTATTCACATAATGAGGAAAATAATCAACTGTTTGTTTTTTCGGTCTTGCCAATCCTTATACTCCTTTCTTCTATATTTATTTCAAGTTTTATTTTTCAAATTAAAGGCTGGGGGATGTTGCGCATTGCCTATCCCCTCGAATTTAAGCATTTGTTACGCACGCTGCACCTGGTTGTTAATTAAAATGGTAGGTCATCATCCGAAATTTCCATTGGATCATTTCCAAAAGAATCGTTATTTTGTGGTTTTGCAGCTGGATTACCAACTCGTTCACCATTTGCTTGATTACTTTTCTCAAGTACTTGGAAATTGTTTGCAATGACTTCTGTTACATAAACCCGTTGCCCTTGTTGATTCTCATAGTTTCTAGTTTGGATATTCCCAATAACTCCAATTAATTGACCTTTATGAGTCCAATTGGCCAAGTTTTCGGCTGATTTACCCCAGATAACACAATTGATAAAGTCAGCTTCTCTTTCTCCATTAGCGTTTTTAAATGCTCGATTAACTGCAAGAGTAAAAGCGGCAACTGCTTTATTTTGTGGTGTATATCTAAGTTCAGGTTCTTTAGTGATTCGCCCTACTAGAGTGACATTGTTAATCATTTTGTTCTTCCTTTTTTATATCTACGAATTTTTCGATATCATTGTATGCTTCATCAAGTGGCATTTTTAGCCAATTATTTTGTTCATCAATACTTGCCCCATAGTCTTTTCCGGCAATAATAGCCATTTTGTTAACTACAGCTTGAAGCTTTTTCTCATCAAATTCTTTTTTGTCTTTACCAACAACATATAATTTAGGTGGAGTTGGTACCTCTTCTTCAGTAAAGTCAGCTTTTGTATTTTGAACCTTTGGATTATGAGGTAAAGCCCAACTTGGAAGCTGTGGATTATTCCACCAAAAGTTCTTTCCTGCTTTTTTATCAAAAACTTTGTTCCAACCATCAGTCTTTTCAAGTGATGTTTGAGCAAAACTGGTAGGTAAGTCATATAAATATCTACCTACTCCCCATTGGACAGCTGCTCTTTTCATTGAGCCGGATAATCCACCTTTAACTGCTTCAACCTGAGTATTTTCTGCGCCATCCCATTTGGTGACCCATTCGTCTCCAAACTTAACGGATATACCACATAATGTTCCACCATCTGGAGCTGTTTTGAATTCGTTCTTCCATCCGGCAATTCCAAAAACTTCATCAAAACGTTCTTGGACTGCCCGATTATCCATATAAGCTAGAACCATAGCCCAAGGTTTCCCTTGTTTAGAAAATCCTGATTGTTGAACTCTCCAAACTACTCGGTCTGGTTGTAAAGGTTTTTGTAAGGCAAGCATTTGTTCTTCATAATCTGCCATAATTTACCTCACGCATCCCATTTAATAGGTGCTTTTTTATCTTTATATACAATAGATTGTTCAAGCTCTTGTTCTATTCCATCTCCAAACTTGCTCTTGAGTTTAGTTAAAGTAATTGGCTCTACACAATCCCAACCATGAGCTTTAACTAAGTCATATTTCTGTTTATTAGTCATGGTTAAAACCTTTTGTTGTGCTGCTTTACCATAACTCAAACGATTAAATTGTTGACCCTCATCGAGTCGCTTTTTAACCTCAGTATCTGCTTTCTTATAAAGATCAGCCATTACTTTCAATTGAGAATAAAACTCTGTAAGAGTGATATTATCCATGTCTTTCAAGACTGATGGGTTAAGATTAATTCGTTCTCCAGTCATTCCATCTACTGGTATAAGTTGTAAGTCCATAATGTTCTCCGTTTCTTATTTTTGTTGAAACGTGATATAATCTAGATATAAAAATATATAAAGATGTATCACGTCTTAGTCCGCATGCCAGTGCGGGCTTTTTTATTTTGCAATCGTTAAATTTTTGTTTGCCATTTTCTGACGGGCAATATCATTTTTATGATGTTGCATGTTTTCTGCAAATAGTTCTTTATTTTCTTCTTGCAAATCATTGGAAAATTTAATCCAATCTTGACGACTTTTTTCGCAATTAGAAAGACTTTGTTGAGTTGTTTCTAATTCTTTTTTAATGCGATCATAATCCGCAAGTTTAAATTTTTCTTCTTCTGTTTTAAATCCGAACATTTTATTTTCCTTTCTATGTATGCGTTTTATTCAAATCTAAGTCGATCCTTTACGGTCGGCTTTTCTTGTACCATTCTCAAGTGTAGAGTTGAATAGATGAAATCATCTAATTGCGTCTCTAACTTCATAGCTTGTAATTTGTCGATTGCTTCAGTGTATGTTTTTGAGTTATCTTGAAGGTCATCAACAATACTTTCTGCCAGTTCCATAATTTTTTCTGCTTTTTTAAGCACTTCTTTTTCCATTATTTTCTCTTTTCTAGCGGAGCACCGCATTTAATTTCTTAGCAATGAGCTTGATTGCTCTAATGTTCTGTGTGATTAAGTCGTGAAATAGGTCGAACAGGATTTCGCCCGTCTCTGGGTTGACTATGTATGTGTAGGTCATCTTATTTACTTCGTCGTTGCAATTGCAAATTTCGTGGTTCTTTGAACCATTCAATAACTAAATCCCTTGACCACTTTGTCCCTGATTTCCCGTAATTCATTTCAGCAAATTTCAAATGTTCTTTAAATGAAATTGAGAATGTGCTTTCATCCTTACAGCCAATCAGCTCCATAACTTGTTTTTGAGTTAAAGCAAGAGGATATTTTCCATCATTAGAGATATAGTCATGCATGGAATCTAAAACAATTCCTCTAACTGAATCTCTCAGCTTTTGAATCATTTCTTCAAACATGAGCTTTCCTTTCTAGGCTTCAAAGTCAAAGCTGGTTTGTGAGTTCAATCCACGAATTTCAAGAGTTGTATTGAATGATGGTTGCCACATATCAAGATATTCTGTTGCTTCGTCATAACGACTTAGCGGAATATCGCTATATTTCACAACATCAAAGCGGTTGTTTAAATCTTTATAAAATTCTCTAAATACCTTAGCTCCTAATTTCTTATGAGCATTTGAATATTTACCTCCAGTAAACATATAAACTTTGCTTGCTACTTTCTTTTGCAAAACTTTAGCTTTATTTGATGGAAGCCCGAATCGGTCAGTCAAATCAAGAACTGAATTTTCGATTTGCTCAACTTTTTTGTTCAAGTTCACGTTGCCTTGAGCGAGTAATGCGATTTGTTGTTCGGGAGTTTGCGGTAAAAGCTGTTGTTTGAGTTCTTTTTCAACTTCAATGAAATATTGACGAGCTTGTTTCCCTTTTTCGTTACGCTGAATCATGGAAATTTCTTTTGCCATGTCAAGTTTGATGGCATGATTAATAATGTTTCGTTTTACCAATCTTGAACCTTCGGTTTTTTCCGAAAGTTCATTTAATGTTATGAAATCAATGTTTTCGGTAAATCCATATTTACACATGTCTTTAAACCAGTCTGTATAATGGTCTTTAACTCCTAAAAAGTCATGTAGTTCACGACCGCTTACTACTTGGTCGTTGTTTTCGTTTTGTGTGATTGTAATTAATTGATTCATTTTTGAATCCTTTCTAACTAGCCAATTTGTCAAGTTTTTGATTAAAATTTTTCAGCACGAAAATAACATCGGTTAAATCTACTCCAATAACCTCTGCAATGTTCGCTGCTGAAACAGCATCTATTCTAGATGGGTTGATACGCCACTTATAAAATGTTGTATAGGGAACGTTAATTTTTTTTGCGATAACTTTATACTTCATTCCTGAAGAGTCTAATAACTCATCTAGTGGCTCATAAGTTTTTTTCTCTGCCATACTGGCTCCTTTCTGTTTATTAAATTTCTGCATACGCAGTAAGGGAAGTTCAGGAATCGAACCTGTTCGCCAGTCCTCCCTGCTCATTGTGAGCGATATCATAACTCCGTGATATAATGTAAGTGACTAAACTAAAATTATATTGGAGGTTTTATGAACAAAAATAATATTGGTAGTTTTAATTTATTTCACTGGATAGGTGAACAAAAAGATTGGTTAACTGTTTTCTTTTCACTTACTGCTATCTTTATATCTATTATAAGTTTAACTTACCAGATGAATATAAATACTCGTAACCAAGAGAGGGAGTTTATAAAAGAACAACGTTCTCAAGCAATAAATGTTTCAATGTGGCTTTCTTTTGAAAAAGCCGGCCCTGAAAACCCTAATGTCACTATTAGTAATTCCAATATAAATGCGATTTATGATATTTTTATATTTTCAGTATCTAATAGAAGTTCTGGAATAATTGACGATCTTGGAAATTTAAATAAAGATGGACGCGATAATTACTATCAAGATGTTCAATATATTGAAGTTCTTCCTCCAGGAAAATCAAAAATATTTATGTCCTATCAAAACGCCATGGGAGGCGAACATTCAGTACCTGAAATGATTTTTAAGGATTCTAATGGAGAGACTTGGTTTAGAAACAAAAATGGAAGTGTAGATAAAGTAGAATCGCTTGATAAATTGTTGCCTAAGTATAAAATAGACCTTCCTTTTAATCAGTATTCTAAAAAAGTGTTTTATCCATAATATACGCCGACCAAGATATCACCCATAAAGTAAATACTATTACACCAACTATGAATGAAATTTTTAATATCAATTCTACTTCTGATGAAGCCAACTTTATACAGAGTAATATACCCGCAGATAGTTCACCAAATAGCACGATAAAGGCTAGCGTTAGAATTACTTTATGCATCGTGTATCTCTCATTCCGCCCCTCTGGGGCTTTTTATTTGCCAAACTTGCTACTTACGCTGAGTTGAATACAACGTGTAACTACATTCACAGAAGCTTCGCAACTGTTTTGTTTGTTCGCTTGTTTGACTTTATGAGTTAATTATAACCTTAACTGTCCAATTTGTCAAGTTAAAACTTTCCAAATTGACAAGTTTTGTTGTTTGTACTATAATTAGTGTATGAAAAAAATACGACTACCTGAAATGATAGATTATTTCAGAAAAGAGAATAGTTGGACAATGAAAGAGTTGGGCGAAAAGCTAGGAAAATCTGAGTCAGCTATTTCTAAATGGATAAAAGGGGTTAGAAGTCCCATGGTTGAAGATTTTGATAAAATGGTCAATCTATTTAATACTGATCCTGATACATTAATGTATGGTGCTTCTGACCTTTCTACAACTCTATCCGAAATAAATAAAATCAGTTCACAGCTTGAAGAACCACGTCAGAAAATTGTTTTAAATACTGCAACCAATCAATTAGATGAGCAAAAACAGGAAAAGAAAAAAGAATCTAAAGTGATTCCAATTAATAAAATACCTGATGATTTGCCGCCATATATAAGTAGAAAGATATTAGAAAACTTCGTTATGCCTACAAACACTATGGAATATGAACCTGATGAAGATATGGTAGATGTTCCTATTCTTGGTAGGATAGCGGCCGGACTTCCTCTTGATGCAGTAGAAAACTTCGACGGTACAAGACCAGTACCTGCGCACTTCTTATCATCTGCCCGTGATTATTATTGGTTAATGGTTGATGGGCATAGCATGGAGCCAAAGATTCCGTTTGGATCTTATGTTTTAATTGAAGCTGTTCCTGATGTGACTGACGGTACTATTGGAGCTGTTCTTTTCCAAGATGATTGTCAGGCAACATTAAAAAAAGTTTATCATGAAATAGATTGCTTGAGACTTGTGTCAATCAACAAAGAATTTAAAGACCAATTTGCTACACAAGACAATCCAGCAGCTGTAATCGGTCAAGCCGTCAAAGTAGAAATTGATTTATAGTAACTATTAAATTAGGAGGATTATAATGAGCAAAATAAAGTGTAAATATTGTAGAAGTACAAACGTTGCATTCATGCAAAATAACCGCAAAGGATTTTCTATAGGCAAGGCTGTAGGGGGTGCAATTCTTACTGGTGGAATAGGTACTCTTGCTGGATTCGCTGGAAAAAAAGGTAAAAATGAGTGGCACTGCAATGACTGTGGTAGGGTATTTAAAAAATAAAAACTACGAGCAATATCTTGAACCTCGTTAAAAGCTAGGTTAGGAACATAAACATTATGGAAAAGAAAAAAGAGAGCATTGTTCTTGCGCTCATTGCTTTAATTATTGGAATTTTAGCATTGATTCTATCTTGGGTGCCAATTGTAAATAACTTTGCTGCTATACTTGCAGTTATTGGATTCATCCTAGCGATTATTGCATTAATAATAAACCGAAAAAACAAAAAAACTTTAAGCATTGTAAGTTTAGTTATTTCAATCGTTGCATTTGTAATTGTTATGGCAACTCAAGCTTTTTATGCTAAAACACTAAATGATTCTTTTAAAAGTTCAGAAAACAGTTCTAAAGTAGAAAAAACTTCAGGAAAAGCTTCAGTTTCTGAAAGCAAAGAATCTAAAAAATCTGATAGTAATCTTTTAATAGATAGCCAATATAAGGAAATAGCTGATAAAAATGGAGCAGACTCTGCTGTCCTTGTTGCTACAAAGAGTTATTCTGCAAATTGGTCTGACAACTCATGGGCCGGTCTTAATATTTCAGTTGACAAAGTAGACATTATTAAAGTATCTGGATATAAAGATTATAGCGATGATGAATATCAAGGTTTTGCTGTAGTACACTACAATATAGATAATACTCAACAAGATGTTACGGCTTATCCAGAACAAGCTGACGTTAGCACTAATACTGGATTACAGACAAGTGGTAATTACGAAATGGAACACTTTGCTGGTGACTTGATGAAAGGGACTAAAACGTCAGGTTATGCAGCTTACCCTCTAAAAGAACTTAATGACGTTAACGATATAAAATCTTTAAGAATTAATTTTAGTGCTTCTTATGAAACTGACAACTATGATGACGATAATTCAAACCATACTTACGATTTTACTTTGAACTTAAATTAGAAAAAAATCCTCCCAAACTTTGGACGGCAAGGGCGGATTTATCATGAATGTAGTAAAGCACTTCTATCTGGAAGGCTTTTACTATACCATTTTATCAGAAATGAGGTATAAAAAGCAACTTTGGAAATAAAAGCATATAAAAAGAAAAATGGCACTACTGCTTATAAGTTCAAAGCATATCTAGGTAAAAAAAATGGTAAAAGCCAGTACGCTGAAAAAAGTGGCTTTAAAACCAAAGCTGATGCCCGAGCTGCTTTGCATAATATCCAAGAAGAAATTGACAATCCTACGCCAAAAAGTTCTATGACGTTTAAAGAACTTTATGATGAATGGTTATTGGTTTATGAAAAGGAAGTACAGAACAGCACTTACTACAAAACTACTCGAGCTTTTGAAAAACACGTATTACCCGTCATAGGAAGCACAAAACTTTCAGATTTTACACCTATGGATCTACAAACTTTTAGAAATGATTTATCTGGGAAGCTTAAATTCGCTCGTAAACTCTTCGGAATGGTTCGCAAGGTATTTAATCACGCCGCTCTACTAAGTTACATACAAGCTAATCCAGCCGCCCCTGTAACATCTCAAGGTATTAAGAAAAAAGTTGAAGAAAAAAAAGATTTTTATGATACCGATGAATTAAGAGATTTTATGGCTTTAGTAGAAAAAACGAATGACATTAAGAAAATAGCTTTATTTCGTATCCTTGCTTTTACTGGAATTCGTAAAGGTGAACTTCTCGCTCTTGAATGGAAAGATTATAGAAAATCAACTCTTGATATCAACAAAGCTATTTCTCATTCTCCTGTAGGATATGAAATACTTCCCCCTAAAGCTAATTCAAACAGATTGTTAAGCCTTGATGAAAAAACTTGTAAAATCCTTGATGAATTGCACCAAACCTATCCTGAATCCACACGAATTTTTGAATCTGAAAATGGAGGAATGTTATCACCTTCAAAACCTAGAAAATGGCTTTTAGAGATAACCAAAGAAAAAGAAATTGAACCAATTAGAATTCATGCATTTAGACATACTCACGCAAGCTTGCTTTTTGAATCAGGCATGAGTTTAAAACAAGTTCAATATCGCCTAGGGCATGCAGATTTAAAAACAACAATGAACATTTATACTCATATCACTAAATTTGCTAAAGATAAAATAGGGCAACAATTTTCCGATTATATTGATTTTTAA